TCTTCAACTGTCTCGTTTAAAGCTTCAGCAATATATTCAGTGTATTCTGAAACTGACTGTAAATTTTCTTTTAAGTATTCAACATAAGCAACTAAGTTTTCTTTAGATTCAACGCCATCATTATGTGCTTCTGCTAAATAGTTAGCAAAATCTTTTACTTTAGAAACTGCTTCAGATACGTGTTCAGTATAAGAAATGCTTTCATCTAATTTAACAGCAACATGCTCTGAATACTGAATGTTTTGATCAGTTTTTTCAGCAATATGCTCTGAGTACTGAATGTTTTGATCTAATTTTTCGGCTAACATTTCTACATATTCTGTTAATGTATTAACATTATCAACAATATGATTATTATGTGCCTTTACGTTGTTAATATCGGTTGCTTCTGTTTCTCCATTTGCACCGATTGATTCTTTAAGTGACTTGATTTCATTTGCAAGGTACTCAGAGTACTTATTGAAATCTTCAGCCTTTACAAAGTCTGCCATGTTTTTGTTTTCTTTTATTTGTATGTTTGTGTTTTGATTTTCAATATTTTCAACTAAAGTTGGAGCGTCTTTGTGCATTTCATAAATAAAAAGACTATCATCATTAGAATAACCGTATGATTCATTAACTCTAGTTAGCTCTGCATTTTCAAATCCAGGATCTGCAACTAAATCATAAGTAAATAATTGCTTAATTTTAACCTTACCATTAGATTCTACCGCACCTGCAGCTCTAGAAGAAATCTGTAAAGGTACTCCAGCATCTACAAGAGCTTTAGCCTGACGACCAGCATCTGTATCTAATAATCTGATTTTACCTCTTACTTCTTTAGATTCTTTATCATAGAATAATTCTTCTACAACGTGAGATACATTCTTTAAAGATGTATCAAATTGTGTCGGGTGGTCTAATTCTCCTAAAAGCTTAGAAGACTGAATTTTAGCTTGTAGAGCCTCAATCTGAGGAACATATTCGCTCTCAGTATAGATTCTATTGTTTCTGTTTTTTTGATCTATTTGACCAAAAACACCTTCTAAAACATAGTCTTTGTTTTCAGAAGCCACCGCCGTTAATGCAGATGTTGACTTCTCAACAATCAGCAAATTATGCTTATTTTTCATATTTGGTGTTTTTCTTATTTTTAATATATATCATCATTTATTATCGAAATATCATGGTATTATATCCCGGCTAGCGGGTCGTCCTCTTCTCCCTCTCCTTCAGCGTCGCCTTCTTCCTCTTTTTCCTTCTCAGCTTCTTCCGTTTTATAATCATTATACATCTTTACAAGTTGGTCAATTTCACCCTCTGCAAATGCACCTTCGCCATACTCATCATAGAAATATTGCTTGAATTCTTTCTCAGTAGACTTAGCTAAAATACTTCCTAGAATCTCTGCTGATTTAATGCTTTTACCAGAATCCAGTTTTACGTCATCAATATAAAGATCAGATTCTTCTCCGGCCTTTAAAGCGTCTTCTTGTACTCTAGTTGAGATAAAATCCTCAAATGTTTTTAAATTTTTCATATTTTATATATCTTTTTCAATTATTTAATATTAAAAGCCCATTCCGTCGTCTTCCTCTTCTGGCTCTTCAGCCTCTTCTTTTGACTTTTTAGATTTAGCAGCCTCATTAGCTCTAATCTCATCATCAGAAAGTTTTAAGTACTTTTTAACTAAATACTCTTGATCGAAATAGTATTCTTCTTCCATAGTCTCTTGGTTAGTTGTCATTAGAGAGTCTCTCATATTACCAATAAACTCTAATCTCATTCCCATGATTTCCATGTTCTTCATTTCAGCAAATACATTCTCTTCATTAAATCTAAGTGCTACTTGAGTTTTAAATTGAGGATCGTTAGTGAACTCTGGATATTTAAGACACATTTGTATAAATAGAGGCTTAACAAGAATTTCTTGGAATGTAGATCTTAAACGCTTGATAAACTTACCAAACTTAATCTCATCTCTAATCATACCATCTGCTGCTAAGTTAAAATCTCCACCACCATCTTCATATAAGAATCTTGAGTAAGGAATTTTAGAAACATGTTTTAATTTATCTGAGAAATATTTAAGTGCTTCAGTGTCATTTAATTCTGGACCTTCACCACCAATAGTTTCAATCTCTGGAGATTCTCCCTCTTTACTTGGTAACCAATATTCTTTACTAAATTGTAGCATTGGCTTACCATCAGTTGAAAGTGAAGCTGATTCCCAATCAAAGTCAACAGTCTCTTTATATGAATTCATTAATTGTGCAAGTGATTGTCTTGCTCTTGTTTTAGATTTACCACCAACCGGGATAATAAACTTCATTCTGAATGAAGCATTTGTTACAGCCCAGATTACTCTGGTATGTTCCATGATTCTTAACAAGTTAAATGCTCTTACTAATCTCTCAACATAACTAACTCTACTTGCAGTTGTTATAGAAGAATAAGAAATATAAATTACTTGTGAGTCATAAAGTTTTCTTTCTCGAACTGGATCGTCTTTATATTGTACCCAAACTTTCTTACCATCATCATGATTATAACCTGGTATAATTGTTGTTGGATCTAATTCTTTAAATCCAATAATCTCTTTTTGATCTGGTGAGTAAATAATCTCAAACGAAAGATAACCATCTACTAAGAATTTTCTATAATAGTACCAAGCTGATTGATCTGTATTAAATCCAAAGTAGTGATAGATTTGTCTAAAGTATTTGTTAAGGTCTTTTTCAACCTGCTCAGATATATCTAGACCTAAAATTTCAGGTTGACAGAAGAAGTTTTTTTCATCATATACAATAGTCTCATCACAAAGTATATCTAATATATCTTCAACCTCATCATTTTGTGAAAACTTTCTAAGCTCATCTCTTTTGCTAGTATATTCATTATCAAAAAACGGAATATTCTTTTTAAGATTAATGTCGGTCATTGACATGGCTGCAAATGCTCCATAGATGTCATCATTGTCTAAACCAAGCGGATTAATTTGGCCATAGCCTATTTCTGCTTCCATTGGTCCAATAGCCTGTGACTGTCTTAAAACGAGGTCATCGTATCTCATACCAAATGACGAGAGAGTCTTTAAAGCATTGGAAATGCTAAAAGGCCTGCTGTTAGTACTTAACGGTCCGTTTCTATTTTCTGTGAATCCTGCCATAATATCTTATTATTCTATTCTAATTATATATCTTTATTCTTTAAGTAGTTACTAAACTGCTGTCTAAGCTCGTTAACTGTGATGCCTTCTAACTCTAAAAAGTCACACATTGCTATTTGAGCCCAGTTTTCATAAGAGACTACTTTTTGATTTTGTTTAAGGTTTGGAATATATTGTCTGATTGCAAAACCTAGGCCAAAATCATCTAAAAACTTTTTAGCTCCTTTATAATCTAATTTTATTGGAGCTTGTGTTTTTGCATTATACATTTTATTACCAGATGAAGCTGATTTAATTAAACCTTTCATTCTTTCATAAATTAAATCTAATAAATCTTCTTTAACATCAACTGGTAATAGGTTTAAATTAATACCACAATCATTTCCAGCATCTGTTGGATCTAATGCTAATACTACTGGGTTTTTATCCCACCATGGTAGTGTTGCAATATGTTTAGGTTTATCATATCTAAATACATAGATCATACCTGGTTTAAATGGATCTCTAGTAAATGCAACAGAATTATCGCGCATTGCTATAGATGCTTTTTCAAACCACAATCTAGACTTAAGCATAGCCTTCGTCTTACTGCGATTTTCTTTAATTAACTCCTTTATGTCGTTTTTAATTTTACCCATTTATTTTAATGTCTTCTCTGTTAAGACTATAAACCTCCAACCTCTATTTTCTGCCCATGCTTTAGCATATACATATTTATCACGATTTTTTATAAACTGCTCTGCCAAAAACTTATATGACTTAAGTGCCTTTTGTGATTTTTTAGTAGGAGGGCTTGGTTTTTTAATTTGCGCCTCTGGTTTTATTTCTACTAAAAATTCTTCAAAGCCTTCTTCAGTTTTTGTCTTCATATAAAAATCAGGATAGTATTTATGTTCTCTTTTATCAAATGACCATATATACTTAATCTCTACAGGCTCACTAGACCACTTTACTACATTATCTTTATTATCACACATTATCATAAACTTGCGTTCCCACGAGGATCTATATATGATTGGTGTAGGTCCAATATACTTTTCTGGATTTTTTGGATTGTAATAACCTTGTATAAATCCTGAATTTTGACTAGGCTGTAGATTTTTTATTGACATTTAAATGTTAAACATTCCACCGTCGCTATCTGATCCAGATGTATTAACTCTATCAATAGACATTGTGTTTTTATATTTTACTGGGTGTATCTTATTCCAACCTTTAGCATATCCTCTTTTTGCAATCTCTGTAAAATAGGCAAATGCATTAGGGTATTTAGGATTGAAATTTCTCCAGTATTTTAATAGATCTAATAATGCAAACTGAAGGCAATCATTACGATCATCTCCACTCACATAAGTCAATTTATTTATTGTTCGTTCTGCAAGTAATATAAACATTTTTTCTGCAGTTGGAGTTAGTTTATCTAACTCTTTAGACTTTACAATCTCATTATAAAGGTCTTTGTTATTTAAATAATTCTTTTTTCTAGGCACGTTATCTTTAGTTTGTTTACTATTATATGCAAAAAAACCCACTTGTTTCCAAGTGGGTTTTAAACCATTATTTTAAATACTACTTATGCAAGTTCTTCAGCAGGTAATACTATTTTAAATTTTTCAATTCTCATTGGTTCGTCTCCAGCGAATACTGTTAAAATATCATCCTTTGCAGCTGATGTATATTCTAGTGCATCAACCTTAACTTCAGCATCTTGATTAAGTCCTTCAGTTTTAGATTTAATAGTAGCTGTAACATAACCATCACTTCTATTTAAAACAGATTCTGATTGTAGACTATTTATTTCTTCTTGGATTCTATCGATTTCAGAATTTAATAAAGTATCTGCAGCTTTGATTTCTGGAATATTTCTATCTGCTTCATCTAGCCTTCCTTTTTGATCT